CCGTCATTATCTAATGCAGGTGCAGAAGACTTAGCACCCAGGTACCTGTCATCAAAGTTGTCATAGCTGGTGGCTGCACTTGAGGCTGCATTAGAAGCCGTAGTGGCGTAACCACTTGCATCACTAGCATACCCCTGTGCATCTGTAGCATACCCACTGGCATCGCTTGCAGAACCAGCAGCATTGGATTCTGATATAGCCGCTGCTGCAGCACTGTCTGCTGCTGACGTAGTGCTTCCAAATAAAACATCAATGTAGTTTTTAGTTGCAGCATCCTGAGCATTTGTAGGATCGCCCATGCCGGTGATCTTGTTGGTGCTCATTGCAATAGCACCAGACATTGTCCCGCCTGCAGTAGCAAGTCGGGTATCTCTTTGTGTATCTACATAAACCTTAGTAGCTGCATCCTGATTTGCTGTTGGGTCACCTAGACCTGTGATCTTATTAGTACCCATAGCAATCGCACCGGTCATGGTGCCACCTGCTAATGCAAGCTTGGTTGCATCGGCTGTATCTACATAGGTTTTAGTGGCTGCATCTTGTGCCAGGGTAGGATCTCCAAGACCTGTAATCTTGTAAGTTCCCATGGCAATAGCCCCTGTCATGGTACCGCCTGTCAAAGACAGTTTACCTGCAAGGGAGTTGGTTACAGTGGTTGAGAAACTAGCGTCATCACCAAGGGCTGCTGCAAGCTCGTTAAGCGTGTCCAGTGCCCCTGGAGCACTATCAACTAGGTTAGATACCTGCGTATCAACGTAGCCCTTTGTAGCGGCATCTGCAGTGTCTGTGGGGGTACCAAGGCCTGTGACCTTGTTTGTACCCATGGCAATGTTGCCAGACATAGTGCCGCCTGACAGGTTAAGCTTCAGGTTATCTGCCGTATCAACATAACCTTTAGTAGCTGCATCACCTGCATTGGTAGGAGCAGTAAGGTTTGTGATGGTGGCAGAGGTGCCAGCATTCATGTCCAAGCCACCGTTGATGGTGACATTGTTGAATGAGGACGTACCAGAAGAAGCAGTTACGTTACCTGTAAGATCACCGGTTACATTACCTGTCACATTACCTGTGACATTACCGGTTAAGTTACCGGTTACATTACCTGTAACACCGCCTACAAAACCTGTAGAAGCTGTGATGGTAGTTCCGGTGATAGCCTGTGCAGAACTAGCACCGATAACAGCCCCATCAATAGTACCTGCATTAATATCAGCAGAAGCAATTGTCGCACTTGAATTTACCGTTAAGTTAGTGAATGTACCAGCAGCAGGTGTGCTGGCACCAATGGTTGCATTATCAACCGTACCACCATTGATGTCAGCAGTATCAGCCACAAGGCTGTCAATGTTTGCTGTTCCATCAATGTACAGATCCTTAAACTCTAAACTACTTGTACCTAAATCAATATCATTGTCTGTTACCGGTACAATTGCACCGTCTTGAATACGAACTTGCTCAACAGCCGCACTACTTACATTAACAAAGAAACCGATACGGTTATTGCTGCTATCAATAGCAACTTTTGTGTAAGCATTCGTATCTGAAATTAAAGGTATGTATGCGCCTTCAGCAGCAGTACCATCATGCTTGTGACCTGACGCTAAAACAAACGCATCCCGCAGGGCGTTTAGTTCATTGTTTATTGGTGCCGCCCGAACAACTGCGGTAGGTACTATATCGGCAGCAGATTGTCTAACGTAACCAGCCAATGTTATTCTCCTTAGCGCCTGTCATTAACGCCATAATTTAATACAAAGCCCTGGATGGTATGACTTGCATTTGAGTCTTCAGTAACATATTTAAAAGCAACCGAGAATCCAGAACCTGATATATTTGTTTTCTCTACTGGTGATGGGTTACCGTCATAGATTGCAACCGCATCGTATACAGCTTCATTATAATAAGCAGCAGTGCCGGTGACTGTGATGTCAAAGTTAGCAGGATTAAATACACCTACCGTGTCATCAAAGTCATAGATTACACTGAATGCAATACTACTTGATCCTTCACTACGCAAGAAAGTAGAAATGTTGTAGAAGTTCTTTCTTACCGTAGGATCTTCAAAGTAATAAAAAGGTGTCTGATAGACACTTAAAATATTTTCACCTGCAAATGACGTACCTGTTTCCTGCCTGTACACCTTGCCTGTTGAATCGCCGTGCAATACATACTCTTCAGTACCAAGGAAACCTGAGTCACCGCAAGAAGCAGGTATACCAAACAACTGGCTGTACTCAAAGTTAAATCCTTGTTGCGTTTGTCGGATACCACCTAGCAATCCAAACACACCATTCTCGGGTGTAAAGAATCTAAACTGCGACTTTGTCCTTAGTACTATTGAAGTAATAGTATCTGTGTCTACATCACCTGCTGCAATATCCGCAATAATAGCGGAGGTTGTAAACTGAATTGCCTTTGATATTGTCTGCAGTTCAACGTCACCAATTCTGTCTGTACCTGCAATAGGACGGAAACCATCCGGTGATAAGAAGATCAAGTTACCTGCAAGTTCAATAACGCTGTCAGGTGCCAAGCAACCAAGATTGTTTGTAATCTCAGTAATAACAAAGTCTGCAATACTTGTGCCAGACAAACGCTTGATCTTATTCTTACCAAAAATAAACAGTGCATCACGGAACTGTTTAATTTGGACAATATCAAAACCAACATTAATAACACCTGCACCATTAGCAGGACTAAAGTCTGTTGCATTAAATGGAGCAGAGAAGTACAGGTTGTACGGTTCTGCAGGATCTCCAGCTAAGAACAGATGATTCTTAAATACATCTAAATACTTTGGATCTGTTGGTGCATTAGCATGTGTGATCTGTGTATATGTAGTGCCATCATACACTGCTGCTGGGTTTGCACCATCTGCAATCACCATTGCTGGTGTACCCCAGTTATAATCAACAAACCTTACTTTCTTAACACCGGTCATGTTAATTGAACCCGGCGTTGTTACAGCTATCCAATCGTCTGTTGCAACATCCCACTTATAAAAGTATTCGGTGTTACCAAAGGTAGGTGCTCTACAAGCAAAGATACCATCATTGATACCTTCTGCTACAACAATACCTAGTACAGATCCGCTACCAGGGACAGTCCCATAATCGTTAGCAAAACCACTAATCCTACGATAACCACCGGAAAGAGAAGGCTCATAGTTGATTAACTGTGTGGCTGAACCCGGTGCTATCTCAGGTTGAGATAATAAATCACGGTTAGTGTCAAGGCCACCAATACAGTTTACCTTGTACCCTGCTATCCGGTCACTCATTAGAATGCCCTAGGATAAAACAACGGACGTAATATATAATTAGATCGAATACTTACAGGGTCATCCATCAAAATCCTACGCATCATGCGGATACCTTGATCAAACTTTTGCTGATGGACAACTGCACTCTGTTCATTAGATCGAAACAACATCATGTACATCATAGCCCCGTCAATGATAACATTCTTAAATCTGTCGGGGATAATGGTTGTGTCTGTAGAATTAACTAAGTCACTGGGAAATGACCAATACTTGTACTCTACTTCGTAAGCTGCATCAGGAATTGGGCTAATGCCAAACTTTGTTTCCTGTGTTTGATAAACATACACCGGTACAGAATGCCCACCTGATCCTGACAGATCTTCATTGGGTCTGTAATTTGCTGTGTAATCATCAAATGTAATTAACCTAAGCTTTGCAGGGTTATTACTTACAGAAGTTAAAATCTTTAGATAAAACGAATCCCAGTCAACGCTGGACATATCGGACTGAAAGCTGTACTGGTTTGTACCAGAAACTAATGTTTCAGTGTAGGTTGTAATTGCAAAGGGCCACTCCTGGGCCGAATGCAATATCTCCCTAATGGAAGAATTGATTGCATCTTTTGCTAGAGCTTGAATGTTCCTTGCTGTAGCAAAGTCAGTAGAATCCATTACGACTTCATTGAGCCGCCTTAGCAGTTCATTCGTTAAGCTTAGATAAGTAGCTGCCATTTGAAGTCTTTATAGGTGAATAAAAAAGGTGACCCCTTGTGGGGGCCACCCTGTACCATCTAACTATTAAGCCAGTTGGTCACGATCAACTTCGTCAGCCTGATCGGCAACGCCATCAATGTCAACAAGGACAGCGTAAACACGAATAACACCGGAAGTTACATCGCTAGACGCAGCAATAACTTTTACGTCAATCGTATCAGTCGTAGATACGAGTTGGGTATAAGTTGTTTGGCTGGTCGTGTTAGCACCACCATTGGTACCAGAAGCAAGATAGCCTGCAGCAGTAACGTCACCACCGTCAACAATGTCATCACCGGCATCAAAGTCGATGTCAACAGTTGGGGTCGTTCCGTTAAATACTGTCAGAACTTCTGCACCGGCAGCAAGAACGAGGGTACCAGCAGGAACTTCAAGAAGCTGGAACACATCGTTATTAGCAACGGTTGCAAAGCGACCAGCGGCAACAAGCTTGCCGATGTCGAGGATTTTCTCAACCATGTACGCTTGTTTACGTACATCAGGAAGAGCAGCGATTGAGCTAGCAGCAACACCCGTGCCAGCAGCGGTCATATCATAAGTCGTAGCCATTTTTCGTTATCTCCTATTAAACGCCTAAGTTGTAACGAGCAGTTGCAATGGCCTCAGGACGAAGGATCTTACGACCATAGAGGTGCATGCCACGCACAATGTCAGCAAAGCTGTCGGGGTCACGGTAAGACTCAGTCTTAGTGATCTGCTGTGCGGAAGCAACAGCGGAGCTATGACCGGCTACGATAACACCAAAGTTGGAGCTTTGTGCTCCAGCATTGCTGGTTGAAGGACCCGTACCAACGGAAGGAAGGCTGTTAGAAACATAGACCTTAAAGCCGTGGAGGTTGTTGAGGACAAGACCATTTTGCAGGCCAGATCCACCGAAGTCACCGTTAAGAAGACGGCTGTCCTCATCCTTAAGGATTTCATAGAAGACAGGGTCAATAACGATCCAACGACCAGCGGAGTCAACAAACTGCGTGTCAAGCAAGCGACCCATACGAGCAATAACTTGCAGGGGGCTAACAAGAGTAGCAGAAAGGGATTGCTCACCACCAAGACGGGGGCCAAGAGGAATCGAGTCACCGGCAGAACCGTCAGTCGTAAGCTGTCCAGCAAACGAAGTACGGTCAAGCTTCATGCTCGACAGAAGCTCGTCAGCACCGGCAGTCGAAACAGCCTTCGTGCCAGGGGCGGTAGTACGAGCAGCACTAGCCTTGGCATTCTTAGCAGCCTGCGAGAATCCGCAGAGGTAGCCAAGAACGTCAGCGTCAAACTGGTCACGCAGGCGATAAGCTGCACGATCAGAAGCAAGTGACATGAAGTTCACATGGCTGTGAGCAGCCTCTACGTCATCGATCTTGAAAGCAAAGTAGTTTGCCTGATCAACAACAAGGGTGAAATCTTCGTCATCAAGATCTTGAGCCGTGATCTGGGTGCCACGAGCATAGTTCTTAACAGTGATCTCAGGCTCTTTGATGATCTTAACGCTGTCGCCAAAGTTAGAGATCTCACCAAAGTAGTCAGAGTTAGTAATAGCTTCAGCAACTGAAGCACGGCGAAAAGCAAGCTGTACTTGCTTGGAGTAAATGACGGGAGAGAAATTACCGTTAGGTAGATTGCCATATCCCGCTGCGGTAGGGAATGCCATTTTTATGTCCTCCTAAGACAATGTAAAAGATAAAATAATACCCAGTCGTAAAACGACTAAGATTAAATACGCTTACACACTACCACTAGAGGCTGACATAATTTGGTGCGTTTTCCCTTGGGTGCCCCCTTGGTACAACGGGCAAATCTGTTTCAGGTAATTCTGTGTCGTTGCTCTGCGTTATATTGAAAACCCCGGTGATCCTTGCGGATGGCGGGAAATAGGACAAAAGTGTATGCCTACACCTTTGTCCCGTAGTTATATCTAAACTTCTAAGTTTGTCAAGTGTTTATCGAGCAGAACCTGATAAATCGTAAATAAATTTACCAGATTTAATTGCAGCCACAATTTCTTCTTGACGAGCTTCGTATTCCTGGGCAGACATCCTTTCAACATCCGACTCACGAATAGAACCACTTTCGCCGGTAGAATCAGGATTACTGCCCCTGGAAGTACGTACACTCTTAGCAGCATCTCTTTCAAGTTCTTTGCTACCACGCTGCTTTTTAATCATGCCCATGTCAGCTTTGTAAAGGTCAATTGCCCGGGCTGCTGACAGTGCATCGGTTTCGTTCTCATAAAGAGCTTTCTGAACCCAAGAAGGTTGATCTTCAACCCAGCTATGGAAATCGTCTGTGTCCCTAATTTGGTCAAAGTCGGGGTGCAGACGCATAAGTTCAGCTTCAGCTTTTTGTTTCTGAGCTTCGTATTGCATGTTGTCAATCTTTTTCATGCGCTCTTCTAGCTCAGACGACTGCTCTTTTGCCTTCTTGATTGCAATTGTTTCTACAATCTTGGCTACATCGGGGTACTCTTTAGCCCACTCTGCCAGTTCATCTTCCGACTTTGGCAGCTTAATCTGCTTTTTGGTGGACTGCTCAAGCTGAGATTTCAGGTCATCAATCTGTTTCTGTAAATCAGCCTGTTGTTTCTGTGAATGCCTACGGAGATCTCCATAACGCTTCTTAAAGGTTTTCTCCTCTGCACTCGTAGGTTCTTCAGCATCTTCATCATCAGGCTGTTGTACATTAGCCTTTTGAAGTGCCTCTAGTTCCTTCTCTTCTTTTTCAATTCGCTCCTCTAAAGCATTACGCTTGGCAAAACCGGTTTGAATCTGTGCTACTTTAGGTGTGTTATCTATTACTGCTTCCATCTACTTCTCCTTTTCATGGGGCTAACCGTAAGCTTATGATACTTATATGATACATAAGGGGGTTTAGGTA